ATCTACTTCATTCTTAGTTAATTCAACTAAGCAATTTAATAACACATTATATACATCATCAGTCTCAATATTAAATAACATATAATATATCTTATTTGGCTCATAAGTATTGTCTTCTGTATAAACAGAATTTTCATTAAATCTTTTTATATTCATATTAAATATTAAATTTGCTTGATTGAATTAATAATTCAATGTCATCTTTTTTTATAATTCTATTTCCTATGCGTAATCTTGTTTCTATTATACCTTCTTTAGTTTCATTTTTGCTTATCATGAAATTTGGAATTGTAGAGTCCAGTTCATAATTTGTAAACGCGTATATTCTGAAGTAATTGAAATTTTTATTAAAATAAAAAATCACGTAATCTATTTTATATCTTTCTAATGATAATATATCAGAAGTTAAGTCCTCTAATTCATTTTCAATAATATCATCAGGATTATCATTATACATATTATAATATGTATTTACTTTATTTTTATTTTCATTAAATTGTATATATGTTTTCATTTATAAGTTGAATTTTATTGCGTTTAATATAGTTTCTAAATAAATTTTATTCTCACTATAGTATAAAATTTCTTCTCTATTGATCATGAATGAATTTTTATACTTTATAAGTGTCTCATCTGTTATTTCTTTAATGTCTGGTATATTATCGTATTTTACTATGTATTCATACATCCCTCCGTTATCTATTTTTGTTAATACTCCAATATTATTTCTTGTGAATTCATTTATTTTAATATTTGAATGATATTCACATATTATATAATCACCTACTTTTATATCGTCAATTATATTTTCATATTTTTTTATATGCTTCATTTATAAGTTGAATTTTTTCGCTCTCATTAAAAATATTATTTCATCCTTAGTTATTTTTAACCAATCCACATTTTTACGTAATTCTATGACTTTTTCCTTTGATAAATATCCAGAAAAATATGAATTGTCTATGAATTTTGATATTCTTATTTTTTCTCTATCATCAGGAAAGAAATTAATTCTTATAAATGAACCATTTGTCATGTCTTGATAATATATTACATAATCTATATTTGAATCTTCCAGTATTTTTATTTTCTCTATGACTTTGATTAATAATTTTTCATCATCAAATATAGAATTTGATACTATCATAGTGTCAGAATGATAAGAACGTGGTTTAAATTTAGATTCATTAGATGATTCATTAAATGATAGATAAGAATTTATGTTATTCATATGATCTATATATTTAATTTACAATTCATAAAAAAAGAACCTATGAAATTAATCATAAGTTCCTTTTATTTAAATTATTATTATTATTAATTTATTTTATACTATTATTTTAATATTAAACTTCTCCTCATATAATTTTATTTTTTCTTTTTGATATTTAATATTCGAATTTGTTGTATAATCTAAAAGAAATTGTAAAATTTCAATGTGATCTTTAAATATTTTCTGAGATAAGAACTTTTGTATTCCAATATTTCTATCTGAGATATTTTCAATTGAATCGTAAAAATTTCTAACAATATCAAAAATTACATACAATTGTTCACTAAAATCAAGTGATAATATTTTATCAGAAACAATAACAATATCTTTATCAATTTTTAATCCATTTAAAATTGACTTAGTTAATTCTAATATATCATCAGGATTACCATTAAATATAAATTCTCCTTTTTTCATAAATTATTATATTTTACTTAAATCAATTACTATGTTATGAGTTTTCTCGTGTAATTCAAGTAGTTGAGTTCTGCTTAATCCATCATGTCCTTCATCAAAGAAAATGTCTACTAAAATTTCTCGGTGAGGTTTAAATTCTTTCTGAATTAAAAATTTTTCAATTGTTTTTATTTCAATTTTAGATCTATCAGTTAATGAATACAAATTATTTATGATATCATTAATTACTAGTAATTGTTTACTAAATTCCAGAGATAATATGTTATCAGATATTTCCTTTGAATTTTCTTCCATGCTTAAATCATTCAAAACTGATTTTGTTAATTCAGATAATTCTTCAAATGATTCACTTGTAGCCACAAATATTCCTTTTTCCATAACTTTTCATTTTAAATTGAGTACAAAAATATCTATTAATTCATATAATCCCTAATATTAATGTATAATATTATAATTTATTAACCTTAATTCATATTTATTTTTACCTTTCTTAAAATTATATATAGCATATGAAACATTTAAAACAATTTGAAAATAAAAAAGAATTTGAAGTTGGAAATTATGTTCAAATAAATTATACAATAGGTAAAATTGTTGGAAGAATAATAGAAATTGACGGTAATGATGCAATTCTTGATACAATTAATGGAATGAGAATTGTATTCTCATTCATTAACTATTTAGAAATAGCAAATAATAAACAAATAGAAATTTTTATAATGGAGAAAAATGCAAAAAAATTTAACTTATGAAACATTTAAAAATATATGAAGGTTATAATATGCCAGAAATAGGAGATTATGTCATATGTGATATAACTCCTGGACAATATGATGAATTTAGAGAACTTAAAGATTTTCTTATTGTTAATATAGGATTAATAATTTATGCTCCTAAATATTCAGATGAGTATGACTATGTTATAAGTTTTGATAATTTACCTAAAAATCTTGATTCTATGTTTGGCTCTAATACAAAAAATGGAAGAGGATTGAAATTCTCAATCGATGAGATTAAACATTTTAGTAAAGATAAGGAAAAAATGAAGATTATACTATCATCAAATAAATTTAATATTTAATATGAAATACATTAAAAAATTTGAAAGTTCAATTAAAAAAATGATTTTGATTGGCGAAAATTTGACTGAGTTGCCTGAATTACCAGATACTCTTATGAAATTGCAATGTTCTGATAATAAATTGACATCATTATCTAATTTACCTAATACATTAAATGAAATATATTGTAACAATAATATGATAATTGAAATTTCTAAATTACCAGAATTTTTAACTGATTTTGCTTGCTCATATAATAAATTAAAAAAATTGCCAAATTTGCCTAATACATTAAAAGAACTTTTTTGCTGTGATAATAAACTAACAGAATTACCTATTCTGCCAGATAACTTAAGAATTCTTAGCTGTGATAATAATAATTTAAATGAATTACCGATTTTACCAAAAAAATTAACATTATTATCTTGCTCTGGAAACAATTTAGAGAAATTGCCTGAATTACCAGATGGCTTATTGGATTTATATTGTTATAATAATAATTTAAAAGAATTACCTATATTACCAATTACATTGAAATCGTTGGCTTGTTCTGGTAATAATTTACCATATACTAATTTAAAAGAATATGATGAGTGGTTAGAAATAAATCATCCTGATATTTTTATGACTAGAAAATTTAACATATAATATGAAATACATTAAAAAATTTGAAAATTCAAATATAGAATTGAATGATAATCATAAAAATTTAACTATATTGCATAAATTACCAAGAAATTTAGTAAAATTGGAATGCTCAGATAATAAATTGATTAATTTACCTACGTTACCAAAAACATTAGAATATTTAGATTGTTCTGGTAATAAATTAATTAAATTGCCTGATATACCAGATTCCTGTAAAAAATTGTATTGTTATAATAATAAATTAACTAAGTTGCCTAAATTGTCACAGAATTTAAAAATTATATCTTGCGCAGACAATAAATTAACAGAATTATCAGAGTTACCTGAATCATTAGATAAATTATATTGTGGTGAAAATAAATTGACAACTTTACCTAATTTACCAAGCAAATTAACTGTATTGTCTTGTAGATTTAATAAATTAACTGAGTTGCCTATTTTACCAGAAACAATAACAACATTGTATTGTGAAGGAAATGATTTAGGATATTCTGATTTGGATGGTTATTATGATTGGCTGGAAATTAATCATCCTGAAGTAGTTGATGCAAGTAAATTCAATATATAAAAATTATAAATTGAATTTGTCTGCTGTTAATATCATTTCTAATTCTTCAATTGTTTTACCAAATGCTTTTATATTTGTTTCATTTAGATGAATAACCTTATTTTTTTTAGAACCTAAATTAAAATAATCCCTAATTATATCTGGAATATTTTCATATTCAAAATAATTTGATATTTCAGGATGTTTGTTTGATATGTCATATGATACATAATATGTTCTTAAAGTCTTTCCGTTTACTACTACTTTTCCTCCATAATTTCTTATTCTACCAATATTATTAGTTAAAAAGTCATAAATATCTCCTCCTAAATTGTAATTACTATTATCATATTCAAAAATAATATAATCATTTATTTTTGGCTCATTATTTGTGTTTTCATTGAATCTTTCTATTTTCATTATTATATGTTGAATTTTCTGGATTGTAAAATAGTTTCTAAATCTTCTATGTTGTCTGACCAACATAATATTTCTTTCCTTGAAAAAGTAGTTGTACCTTTATTGAAATATTTTTCTGTATCTTCTGGTATGTTTTCATATTGAACTACAAATGGATATTTATCTCCTCTATTAAATTCTATGCAAATACCAATATGACTATTAACAAAAGTTCTAGATTTAAATGCTCCAACGTAATCATTAGATAAAATGTATTCTCCTACCATTGGAAAGTCTTTTTTATCAGACATTAATTTTTCAAACTCCTTTATATACTTCATTGTTATAAGTTGAATTTATTTGTTTTTACTATATATTTTATCTTCTCCAAATCATCTCTTTTTATTTGAGTATATCCATTATTAGGTAGATTATTTTTTATGTCTTCTATGCTTGCAAATGATGAATTATCAAAATATCCTACTAATAAATCTATTTTTGGCGTTCTTTTAAAATATATGAAAATTTCATATGTATTATCATGAGAATATATATAATGTTTTATTCTATTTTTTTCTAAATCATTTAAATCACGTATTAAAACTAACTCATCCTCTTTGCTATCTAAATTATAATTTTGGTAGTAGATATCAAATTCCCTACCTTCATTGAATCTTTCAATTTTCATTATAATGTATTATTATTTTCACTATTTCTTATTGATTCTAATTCATTTTTATTGTCCCCCCAATATCTAATCTCACCGTTGAATGCATAAATTTCCTTGATATCATTATCAGATTCATAGTCACCATAAACATCATCAATATAGCTGTAATTTATAGTATAAAGAACTTCATATTTTTTAATAGAATTATTGTTACCTCTATTTATTTTTTTATTTTGGTCGTCAATATTTGTTATTAATCCAATAGAATCATTTATATTCTTTTTGTCATGACGGTTATTTACATTTAGTAATACATAATTGCCTATCTCAGGCTCTCCATTGTTCAAACTCTCATTAAATCTTTTAACTCTCATTATTATATGTTATATTTTTTAGAAACTAAGATAATTTCCAATTTAGATTTATCCTTAGAAGAATATTTTATTTCTTCTCTTAAAAATCTGATAGCTGATTCATATTTATTGTCCAAGTAGCCAACATGTAATGATTCAGGTATGTTATCATATTGTACAACATATTTATCATCCCTACTTTTTTCTCCATTTATGTCTATTACTTTTCCAATATTATTATTTACAAGAATATTAAAGTCATCAAATTTATAATTTTCTGGATCATATTCATTGCATATTACATAATCACCAATTTCAATTTTTTTCTTATTTATATTACTTTCATTGAATCTAATTATCTTCATTGTTATATATTAAATTTATTTGATTTTAGAATTAATTCTAATTCTTTTTTATCTTGAGTCCAATATTTTATTTCAGTGCGCTTCATTCTTACTGTATTATCACTATTGAAAAAAATATGTAAATTATGTGGAATATCATAAAATCTAATAGCATACGGATGAGTTGGATATTTATCATAATCATTCTTTACATACATACCAATAGATGACATCATAAAATTATCAATGTCACTAAAATCATTTATAGTACTATCATGATTGTCATTGCATATTACATAATCACCAATTTCTGGGTTTCCTTCATTTAAACTCTCATTAAATCTTATTATCTTCATTATATGTTAAATTTATTTGATATTGTTGATAGATAAATTGATTCTATATCTTCTTTATTTACTTTTTCAAAATCTGTGTTATTGAACCAATGTCTAACTTCTCCTAAATCTTTACGATCAGTCACATGTTTAAAATTGTGAGTATTGGCAAAATCATAGAATGTGTTAATTGAGTCGTTTATATATGAATATAATATAAAATTCCAACTTGAATCTACTCCTTCTTTATAATATATATCATATAATAAAAATCCAGATTTTATTAAGTCTCTAATATCATCATTTAATATTTCAACTCCAATGTCATCACATTTATAAGTTTTTAGATATAATTTGAAATTGTTGATGCTTTCATTAAATCTATTAATCTTCATAATTATAAGTTAAATTTTTTAGTTATTAAATTAAGTTCTAATTCTTCTTTGTTTTTAGAATAATCTAATATTAAACTATCTCCAAATAAACACAAATTGTTAACAATTGGTTTAATTTCAATATCAGGATCATTATGAAATCTATTTAATATATCATCAGGTATGTTATCATATTTAACTTTAATATCATGACTATAACGATAAATATAATATATTTGACCTACATTATTATTTATAAAATTTATAAATTTTTTATCATCATCATCAGATGATGATCTTAACATTTTATTCGCATTTATTAAAACATAATCATCTTCACTAGGTTCATCATATTGTAGGCTATCATTAAATCTATTAATCTTCATATTTACAAGTTAAATTTATTTGATCTTAAAATAATTTCAATATCTTCTCTATTAGTATTTTTATCAAAGTCATTATTTATTAATGTTTTTCTGAATCTTTCTACTGTACTTATTAATGAATACCATGTCAAATAATGATATTCATTTATCAGTCTTTCATCTTCTACATTTTTAGGATAACAATATAAGTAATATATATTAAAATCCATATCAACCTTAATATCATATTTTATATCATTAGATTCCAAAATATCTATTATTTTTATTATCTTATGCGATATATTGATAATATTTTTATTTTCGTATCTATATTCTGCAAAATATATATTGTGATAAGGTTTATTATTTTCTACATTATCAGTATTTTTTTTAATTATCATAATTATAAATTGAATTTATTAGTATTTGATAATAAATCTTTATTCATTTTTAATTCTTCTAAATCATGAGAATGTAGCAATATTTCATCCCTACTGTACATTTGGTTGTCATTAGCATCTCCTATCTGTATTTCATATGTATAATAACCAGTTGGACCTTCTACTATATAAACTACCTCTCCTATGCAATAATCAAAGGTGTCTTTATGCCCTTTTCTCTTGCAAATTACATAATCATTCATCCAAATATCTGGATATTTAGAGTAAGTATCTTCAAATGTTTTTATATGATTCATATATTAAATTTCTTAGCATTTATCATAGTTTCTAAATCATTTATATTTTTATTCCATAATTCAATCTCCCATTTTCCAAATTGAAAATTATCAGTCTTGCCACTTTTTTTCGTGATTAAGTCATATTGCATTCTAAATTCACTGAAATTATCAGGAATATTATCATAATGAACAATATATGGATAATTTTTATCTTCAGATATACTAACAATTTGACCTATTTTATCCTTTATAAATTTATTCCTTTTAATATTATTTGAAGATAATTTCGATACACAATAAACATAATCACCAACTTCTGGATTATTTTCAAATGAGTTAAAATCGGTTATCATACGTTGAATTTGTTAGTTTTTAATATTAGTTCTAATTTTTCCTTATCTTTATCCCAGTATTTTATTGCTCTTCTAGCAATCTCACATTCATAGAAGCTTTTATCATTTTTAGTCTTTCTACTGAATTCATTTTTTAATTCTCTTGGTACGTCTTCATATTGAATAACATATATTTTCTGAAGATTATTCCATAAATAAGAAAAACTCAATTTTGAAATATTATTATTTATAAAATCATATAATTTTGTTTTTACATTTACTTCACATAAAATATAATCGCCATTCTCTGGCTCATCTTCTATGCTTTCATTAAATCTTTTTATGTTCATTATTATATGTTAAATTTTCTTGATCTTATTCTCATCTTAAATGCTTCTAAATTTTGAATATTCTTTGAAGATACATTATCAAATTTGTCATATTTATTTAATAATTCTTTTTCTATCTCATCTATCTCATCTATCTTCAATCCTAAATACATCTTATTTGTAAAATCACTATATAAATATTCCATTCCCCATAAAATATCACGTTGATTTATGTCATATCTATTTTTGCTATTATTATAAATAAATGCATACACAATTGCAATATTTCTTAAATTGTAATAAATGTTATAATCAATATTTGAATTATCTAAATTACTCAAATCTTCTATTAATTCATCATATGATTCATATTTTTTGGAATATAAATCGCATGTCTGTTGAGATTTTTCTTCATATGTCTTTATATTTTTCATATATTAAACTTATATATTTTTTTAGCCAGTATATACTCATTATATTTATCTGGATATAATTTCTTTAAAATACTAGCATTCTCAAAATTTAAATGATCAAACATATACATACCTTTATGATCTCTTTCTCCCCAATATGCTCCTGCATCAGTCAGCATTTTTATTATTTCAATACAATATTCTCTATTACCTTTTGACGCTAATATGATAGGAAACATTGGTGATTTATTTGGTAAATTAGGATCTGCTCCATTTTCAAGTAATTCCTTTATTATTATTATATTTTGATAAGAAACTGCCATTATTAGAGGAGTGTTTCCAAACTGACTAAATATATTAACATTATCAAAAGAATCAATAACCCTTTTAATTGAATCTTTTTTATTAGAATAACTAATAATGGACATTAATTCACCAATAGTATAATCATTAGAATTCTCAAAAGTCTTTAAATATTTCACATGTTAAATTTATTTGTTGAGATATTTAATTCTAATTCTTCTAATGTAGAACCAATTTCTAAAATATCTGTAACATAAAATAATTTTGATTTTATATTTTTATCACTAATATAATTAAAGTATGCACTAATAATATCAGGTACATTTTCATATTTTACTACAATTGTAAATACCTCACCGTTTGAAAAAGTACCTATTTTTATAATTTCTCCTGGATTATTTTTAACAAAATTTGAAATAGATTTTATTCCTACTGGTTCAATTAGTACATAATCTCCTACTTCTGGTACTTTTTTATTTATGCTCTCATTAAACTTTAATATTTTCATATTATATGTTAAATTTTTTAGTCTTTATGATAGTTTCTAATTCTTCTTTATTCTTAGAAAAATATAATATTTCTTCTTTTTTAAATGGTATCGTATTATAATCATTATTATTATTTGTATAGCTACTTAACTGACTTGGTAAATCATCATATTTTATTGAATATGGATAATTTATCATATCTTTACTCGTTGTATCTATAATAATGCCAATATTTACACTTGTAAATTCATTTAATGATTTCTCACCTGATTCATCACTATGACAAATTACATAATCTCCAATTTCTGGCTCATTTTCATTTATATTCTCATTAAATTTTCTAACTTTCATATTATTATATATTTATTTTAAAATACCATAATATTTAACACTATTATTTATACAACTTTATAATCAAAATAATCTTTTATATTTTTATACTTAATTTCTAATTTTTTATTAAAGGTATATTGATAACTTCTATCTGATTTGACATCATTAAAAGTTACATTATATGTCCTAAAATGTTTAATGTCATTTAATTTATCAAATATGAACATTAAAGCACTTCTTTCATCAGGTAATCCATTATTAATTAAATAATCTCTGATATTATAGTCACACATAAAAATATTTCTTAGATTATCTATCTCAAATAAACATATTCCTTTATCTACATCAGGCAATATCTTATCATCTTTATTATCTATCTGGCATAATTTATTGTGACGTATGTATGATATGTCATAATACAATCCTATGACATCACGTGGTTGTTTAGTTCTAACTATATAGCAGGAATTAAATATACTCAAAAACCAGTTACTTAAATCTTTGTTGTCCATATGGTTTTAATATTGTATTAATATCTAATGAAGTTAATTTTAATTTAAGACTATCAATTTTAACAGTATTTATAACAGCAAAATATGTAGGAGTATAATCATGAAATCTAGTGTATTTCAATATCTCTTGTATAAATTTTTGAATATCATTATCAAGAGTTTTAGATTTTATATCAGATTCATTAAATTTCTTTCTTAAATGTGACCAAATAATATAATAATCACATGACATCATATTATATTTAATGTCAATGTCAAATAATTTTATTCCTTTGTTGAAATTTGGAATAAATGATAATTCTTTTTTACTTATAACACACAATTTCTTACTACGAATAAATGACTTATCGTAATATAAATATACATGATTAGGAAAAATATCACTTGATACTACATAGCATGACTTAAATTTACTCCAAAACCATTTACTTAATTCTTCTTTATCCATGCTATTTTAATATTTTTTTAATGTCTAAATATTTAATTTCTAACTGATTAATATCTATAGAGTATAATTCTGGACTTGATTTTAAATCTAAACTGAAAGAACTTGTGCATAAATATGAATGAGAAATAAAAAAATCTCTATCGTTATGAGAAAATATATTAAATTTGAATATTTCTCCTTTAATAAATTTGTCCAACTCATTGACATTTGATGAGTAATTTGATTCTAAATAACTATATATCTTATCATAAGAGCAATTGATACCATAAAGAGAACAATGTATGATTAATAATAATTCACTCTTACCAATGTCAGGTAAAATAGCTTCACTGTCATTAATATTATAATATATTGAATTTAATCTTGATAATTTATTACGACGAACATAAGATTTATCATATAATAGATATAATAATTCTGGTTGTGTTGTATCATTTGCTACATAACAAGATTTTAATATGTCCAAAAACCATTTAATAGATTCATTCTTTGTCATCATCTGTAATAAAAACTTTATTTGTAATCTCTATATTTTTTACAAATATACTAAATTATATCCTATCTAACAAATATAAATGTTCAACATGAAAAATTAATATATAACTACATGAAATATATTAAACAATATGAAGAAAAAGACTATATTCCACATGTTGGCGATTATGTTCTATGTCATACAGAATCTGACACAAAGGATAAAGATACTTTTAATCACACGATAGGTTATTTTGATAGAATGTTTTCAAGCTATTATGTCATAAGATTTGATAAAAAACAGGAGATGAAACAAGGTAATAGAATATATGCAAAAAATGATTTAGATAAAATATATTTATATGCTTATAAATATGAAGTTATATATTGGTCTAAAAATAAAGAAGAGTTAGAATTAATATTAACCGCAAATAAATTTAACCTTTAATAACTATGAATTATAAAAATAAGTATTACCTTTGTAGACTAATAATTAATACTAAGTCTATTATGAAAATGCACAACAAAGAAATTATTAAATATGCTATTCGATGGGCAGTAATTGCATATGTTTTTCTTTCTATTTTATATATTTCATATATTCATTTTATTCATTAACATCACATTATGAAACTAACACTTGGAAATTTATTAATTATAACTACAATAGTTTTTACATTATTTGTAGATTTTATATATATTGTAAAGTTTGGTAATCCATTTATATCTCAATTTGGTGGATATTATCAAACATTTGTATATATTACGCTAGAATTTATTATAGTATTTTCTTTAGCATGGGTAGTTAGTTTTATTATAAAACATTGGAACACTGAATTATAAAAAAAGTTCAACTTAATTATAAGTTGAACTTTTTTGTGTTTATATATCTCTCTGCATTATCTATATCAAATGAAAAGTATTCAATCTCACTATCATCAAATACAATAACTTTTACATCATTAATCTTGGATATCCAAACTCCATCAGGTATGTCATCATATGTTACAGCATATTTATATTTAATATTCCAATTATCTTTTACTATCCTACCTATTTTATTCTGTATAAATTCCTGTTGTTCAGATTTATTATTATTATAAAAATTATTCATATCATTATCAGAATATGAACACACCACATAATCTCCTAATGATGGTTCATCAACAATCTCTATTAATTTTAATTTTTTCATATATTGAACTTTTTAGAATTAATTATTGACTCAATAGTATCTTTATCACTGTTCCAATTTATTATCTCTTCCCTTTTAAAAACTATAATTCTTTCATTATCAATAATATTGTTCCATAAATCTCCTGGTATATTATCAAAAGTTATAAAATAAGAATATTTACCACCATCATAATATTTAACAATTTTACCAATTTTATCTTTTATGAAATCGTTATATTTATCAAATTCACCAATATCACCACATGAACAAATGACATAGTCTCCTACCTTTGGCTCAGATTTAATCTCTTTGTCTTTCATATATTAAATTTTTTAGATATTAATATCAATTCTAATTCTTTTATATCTTTACTACAATATTCAATGTCATAAATATCTCTAGATAATTCAAGATAAACATCAGAATAATTATCATCTTTATCAAGACTCAATAACTCTTTTATTCTAACAGGAGCATCTTTATATTCAATGTCATATATAACTTCATTATTTCTTTTTCGACGTCTTATTCTATAAATTTTACCTACATGAGAGTTTAAATAATCTCTTTGATAATTACTGTCGATATCTGAATAATCAACATCATCATTAATTATTACATAATCACCAACTTCTGGATTATCTTTATTTAAACTATCGTTAAAATTATTTATTTTCATATGTTAATTTTATTCAGTGGTCACAAATTATTCTATAATTTACCGCATTATGATGTGACCACAAAGATAATAAATATTTTTCAATTATGAAAATTATAAATTAAATTTTCTTGCCATTACTTTTTCTGGATATTTAATCGCAAACCATTCTCTATATTCTCTTAAATCTGAATACGGTAATTCATTACCTGTACATTCTAAATCTACTAAGCTTTGAGGTAACTCAGGTAACTCTGTTAATTTATTATTTGAACAATCTAAAAATTCTAAACCATCAGGCAAATTAGGCATTGATGTTAATTGATTTCCTGTACATTGCAAATCTCTTAATGTGCTTGGTAACTTAGGTAATGAAGTTAATTTGTTATTCATACAATATAGTTCAATTAATATGTCAGTAAGATCAGGTAACTTAATTATTCTATTATCTGAACAATATAGATATTTTAATGAACTTGGTATTTTATCTAACTTATTCAAGTCATTTTCAGAACAATTTAATGTTATCAATGTATTCGGTAACTTAGGCATTAAAGATATTGGATTACTCTCGCAATCTAAAATTTCTAATTTAATAGGTAATTTTGGTAAAGATTTTATATTATTATTAGCACAACTTAAATATGTTAATGTATCAGGCAACTCTGGTATTTCTGATAATCCACTAAATGAACAATTTAATTCTGTGGTCACACTCTCAAATTTCTTTATGTATTTCATATTATATGTTAAATTTTTTAGACATTCCCTGAGGAGTTTTAGAAAACCATTTCTTATATTCATCTAAATTATCATAAGGTAAATTATTATCAGAGCAATTCAATGTTATTAATGTATCAGGTAACTCTGGTAGTTCTTTCAAATTATTATTTGAACAAGATAAATATCTTAATGACTTAGGTATAAATAAAATTTCATTTAAAAGATTATATGAACAATATAATTCTTCTAATTTATCAGGTAAATGTGGTAAATTTGTTAAATTATTATATGAACAATCCAATGATTCTATTGTATTGGGTAATTTAGGTATCTCTATTAAATGATTTTTGTTGCAATATAAATATTCTAATTTTCCGGGTAATTCTGGTAATTCATTCAATTTATTATTAGAACAATATAATTCTAATAAAGTATCAGGTAATTTTGGTAACTCAGATATATTATTTTTAAAGCAATCTAAATATTCTAATCTTATTGGTAATTCTGGTAAATCCATTAACTTATTATTACCAGAATAAAGTATTCTTAAATTTTTAGGTAACTCAGGAAAGATTTCAAATTTATTGTTACTAAAATTCAAATTTAATAATGTACTAGGCAATTTTGGTAAATATGTCAAATTATTGTCTTTACATACCAAATGTTCTAAGCCTTCATATAACTCTGGTAATTCAGATAACCCGCTAAAAGAATAATCCAACTCTGTTTCAACACTCTCAACACTCTCAAATTTCTTTATATACTTCATATTATATGTTAAATTTTCTAGCCATGGCTATATCTGGAAATTTATTATCAAACCATATTTGGTATTGTTCTAAATTTTCATAAGGTAAATCATTACCCAAACAATTTAAATATATTAATGACATAGGTAACTCAGGCAACTCAGTTAATTTGTTATTTGAACAATCTAATTCTCTTAATGTACTAGGTAAATCAGGTAATAATTCTAACTTATTAAAATTACAGTGTAAATGTTTTAACGTATTAGGTAAATCAGGTAATGATTCTAATTTATTACCAGAACAATAAAAATATACTAATGAATCAGGTAACTCAGGTAATGAAGATAATTCATTATTTGAACAATATATTTCTCTTATATAATGAGGTAATTCTGGTAATGAAATTAAACTATTTGACATACACCTCATCATTTTCAAACTATTAGGTAACTCAGGTAATGATTCTAATTTATTAAAATTACAAAGTAAATTTATTAAAGTATCAGGCAATTCTGGTAATGATTCTAATTTATTGCTGTTACAATTTAACACTTCTAATGTGCTTGGCAACTTAGGTAAATATTTTAAATCATTATAAAAACATGATAATTTTATTAATCCATCAGGTAATTCAGGAATTTCTTTTAATCCTGCTATGGAATAATCTAAATCTTTTATTATTGTATAATATTTGTTTATGTATTTCATTTATATTTTATATGTTAAATTTTTTAATCATTGAATTAAAGTACCATTCTTTGTATCCTTCTAAACTATCATAAGGTAAATGATTTCCTTTACAATATAATAATGTTAATGTATCAGGTAACTTTGGTAGTATTTTTAATTCATTGTAACCACAATCTAAATATTCTAATTTATCAGGAAGTTTTGGTAAAGTTTCTAATTTGTTACAACTACAATCTAAATATATTAATGAATCAGGTAACTCAGGTAGCTCAGCCAATCTATTATTATAACAATATAAATGTTTCAACGTATCAGGTAACTCTTCTCTTAGTTCAGTTAATCCTCTATTAGACTTATATAAAAATTTAATTTCTTTCTCAAAAATTTTAATGTGTTTCATATGTTAAATTTATTTGCATTAACTACCTCAGGATGATTAATATTCAGCCATTCATTATATTCCGCCAGATTTTTAAAAGGAGCATCATTTCCTTTGCAAAATAATTCTTTTAATGTGACTGGTAATATTATAGGACATTTAATTAATATATTATAATCAAATGATAAATATTCTAATCTACTTGGTAACTCTGTTAATTTTTCTAAATTATTATCATAACATGACAAAATTCTTAATGATTTTGGTAACTCAGGTAACTTAGTTAATTTATTATCTGAACAATACAATTCTTCTAGCCCATTTGGCAACTCAGGTAGTTCAGTTAATCTATTGCCATAACAGTATAATTTAATTAATGTTTTAGGTAATTTTGGTAATGTGCCTAATCCGTTAGCATTATAATATAATTCTTTCACTACTTTTTCAAACATTTTAATGTATTTCATGTGAGTATATATTATATTTCAATTGTCAAATCCTTATATTGAAAAACTCAGTTAAAATTAATTAACTGAGTTGTTTATTTTTATTCATTAGCATTTACAATTGTGTTCCTGTCGTATGCTAATTTTTGTTGTCCTGATGAATCTACATATAATTCTTTTGTGTAAGATTGATAAACATGAGTAGATGATGAGAAATCCAATCCACCACTAGTACTAAATGAATCAAAAATATTATTCATTCTAAAATAACTTCCAATCCTATTATTTTGAAATAGATTTCCAATACTATTATATCCAAAATTACTACCAATAGTATTATAATTAACAAAATTTCCAATAGTATTACCATAAAAATAACTATCAATACTATCATTTCTAAAATTACTACCAATACTATTATTTATAAAATTACTACCAATACTATTATAATAAAAATAACTTCCAATACTATTATAATAAAAATCAATACCAATACTATTATATGCAAAATTACTACCAATACTATTAGAATTAAAATTACTACCAATACTATTATATCCAAAATTACTACCAATACTATTCATTCTAAAATTACTACCAATACTATTATAATAAAAAACACTACAAATATTATTCATTCTAAAATCACTACCAATATTATTAGAATAAAAATCACTACCAATACTATTAGCATTAAAATAACTACCGATACTATTAGAATTAAAATAACTACCAATACTATTATAAAAAAAATCACTACCAATACTATTAGCATTAAAATAACTACCAATACTATTAGAATAAAAATAACTACCAATACTATTAGAATAAAAATTACTACCGATACTATTAGAATTAAAATTACTACCAAAAATGACATTATTTGAATTATATAATATTTCTATATTTGAATTAGGAAATTGAATAATATTAGAATATGCTGTTTCATAATTACTCCAATCACTCCACATATTATAATCAGTATATTCGGTTGAACATGATATTCTTAAATTACCAACAGATAAATTATCAGGAAAGATACTAATATAACTTAAATTATTCCATTCAAATAACTTCCAAACTTTTTCATTGTCTTGACTTGGATCTACATTGTATGTATTATTAGTTATACAAATATAAATATTTAATGAATCTTTATATGAAACAACACTATTTCTAGTATAGGTTATTCCTGAAATCCAACTATTAGTAACATTTATTTGCCATCTTCTAAACTTAGCTTGTCTAAAATCAAAAGGAATATCATTATTTTGTAATGTATCTATTCTTCTATAAATATATCCCTTTGTACAACCTGGAATCATAACTTGATCATTTTTATGATTGTAATAAATTACATCCTGAGGATATAAAGTAGAATAAGCTTCTGGTTTCAATGTATTTAATCCACTAGCTGTAACTAATAACGGTTCAATGATACCAGTAGATAAATAATCATTTGGATATTCAAAAACCTTTGTATCACTCCAATAATTAGGTGATTCATTAGTTGCTATAAATGGAACTCCATCACTTACATAACCTACATTACTAAAATCATCATCAGAGTTTTCATCAGGATTATTAGTTTTAAATAAGTAATATATGATATATTCCTTTCCTATTTCTAAATTATTCCAATATTCAGTGTACGGTATTACATGTACTGTCTGATAATCAGTTATTAAATATGAAGAATTTATTGTTAATCCACTATTATTTATTAATTCACTCAATTCATTATATGTAACATTAGTTACTACACTTCCAGTACTTCCTGTATTTGATGTACCATCAACTCCTGATGTACCATTTAATCCATTTACACCTGAAGTTCCAGATGCTCCAGAATTTCCGTTTCCAGTTGTTCCTGTCATTGCATAAACTTCATTAAAATTGTTATTAATTTTAATGAATGAATCTCTTAGATTATCACCAGTGCCGTCATTAGGATATGTGCCGATATTAATTGTTTGTTTGCTCATTAATATTTTTATTTCTATATATTAAAAAACTCAGTTAAAATTAATTAACTGAGTTGTTTATTTTTATTCATTAGCATCTACAATTATCATCTTGTCATATATTAACTTCTTATTACCTGATGAATCTATGTATAATTCTTTATTGTATTGATTGTAAACATGAGTAGATGATGAAAAATCCAATCCACCACTAGTACTAAATGAATCAAAAATATTATTCATTCTAAAATAACTTCCAATCGTATTATAATAAAACAAACTTCCAATACTATTATTTTGAAAATTAATTCCAATACTATTAGAATTAAAATTACTACCGATACTATTATTTATAAAATTACTACCAATACTATTATAATAAAAATAACTTCCAATAGAATTGTAATTGAAATAACTTCCAATATTATTATCATAAAAACCACTTTCAATAGAATTATTCTCACATGAAATTCCTATTGTGTTATTTCTAAAATAACTTACAACATTATTATTATCAAAATTCCTTCCAATGTTATTAGAAGAAAAACTACTTACTATTATATTATTACTAAAACTACTTCCAATTGTATTATTACCAAATTCACTTCCAATAATATTATATTGACACCCTTTTCCTATGCTATTTTGATAATATCCACTTCCAATTGTATTATTCATAAAATCCATTCCAATTGTATTATTATTAAATTCACTTCCAATAATATTATTTCGAAAATTGCTTCCAATATTATTACCATCAAATCCACTTCCAATTGTATTACAATTGAAATCACCACCAAAAATCACACTATTTGAGTATCTAATTAAGTCCCCATATTGTGAATTAGATGAGCCTATTTTATTTGAATATGATGATAAATAATTAGTCCAATCACTCCACATATTATAATCAGTATATCCTGTTGAACACATAATTTCTACATTATTACCAATATAACAAGAATCTGGATAAATACTTATATATGATAAATTACTCCATTCAAATATCTTCCAAAAATTATCACTATCTTGAATTGGATCAATATTAGTTACATTATCAGATAAACATATATAAATATCTGAATTTCCACATAATACTACATCATTCCTATTATAAGTAGTACTTGAAATCCAAATGTTAGTGACATCAATCTGCCATCTTCTAAATTTTACATTCCTGAAATCAAAAGATATATCATTATCATGTAAAGTATCAACTCTTCTGTAAATATATCCTTTTGTGCATCCAGGTGTAATAATTTGATCACTCTTATGATTATAATAAATTACGTCCTGAGAATATAAAGTAGAATATGCTTCTGGTTTTAATGTATCAACACTACTTGATGTTACTAATAAAGGTTCAATTTGTGAAGTAAACAAATAATCAGTTGAGTAATCATATACATAAGTATTATCCCAATAATTAGGATATTCATTCGTTGATACAAATGGAACACCATCACTTAAATATCCAACATTACTAAAATCGTCAGATTCATCATCAGGATTATTGCTTTTGAATAAATGATATATAATATATTCTTTACCTATTTGTAAATTGTTCCAATATTCTGTATTAGGTATAATATGTACTGTCTGATAGTCAGTAATTAAATAAGATGAATTTGTTGTTAATCCACTATCATTGATCAATTCACTTAATTCATTATATGTAACATTAGTTACTACACTTCCAGTACTTCCTGTATTTGATGTACCATCAACTCCTGATGTACCATTTAATCCATTTGTTCCATTAAATCCTGATGTTCCAGATGTTCCAGAATTTCCGTTTTCTGTTGTTCCTGTCATTGCATAAACTTCATTAAAATTGTTATTAATTTTAATGAATGAATCTCTTAGATTATCTCCAGTTCCATCATTTGGATAAGTACCGATATTAATTGTTTGTTTGCTCATTAATATTTTTATTTCTATATATTAAAAAACTCAGTTAAAATTAATTAACTGAGTTAGTTTATTATGCATTTGCATCTACAATTATCATCTTGTCATATATTAACTTCTTATTACCTGATGAATCTATGTATAATTCTTTATTATATGAATTATAAACATGAGTGGATAATGAGAAATCTACTCCAGTATAATCAAAATTAAAATTATCAAAAACATTATTCATAATAAACCCACTTCCAACTGTATTATATTTAAAATCACTTTCAATAGTATTCTGATTGAAATTATCACCAATATTATTCTGATAAAAATTATATCCAGTTGTATTTTTAGAGAAATTATTACCTATTGTACAATTAGAAAAATAAATTTTTAATATATTATTATTAAAGTTATCTCCTATTGAATTATTATTAAACACTCCATTAATAATATTACTATTAAAGTTATCACCAATAGAATTATTATATTGAAAATAATTTTTTATATCATTACTAGCAAAAGAATTTCCTATTTTATTACTTTGGAATCCATTTACTATTAAATTATCCCGAAAATCACCCAAAATAATATTATAATTAAATGAACTTCCTATTATGTTATTTTGAAAACTATCTCCTGTTTTATTATTATAAAAATTAATTCCTGTATTATTATATTGAAAATATTTTCCTATATTATTATCATGACAATTATCACCCATTACATTATTGTTAAAACTATTTCTAATTATATTATTAGTAAAATAATTTCCGTTAATCTCATTTGAATTAAATCCATCTAAAATAATATTACCATAAAAATCATCACCAGATGAATTATTATGAAATCCATTAGAAATTGAATTTCTGCCAAAATCACCATACGTATTATTATTTGTAAAATCAGACCCTATTGAATTATTATAAAAAACATCTATTATTATATTATTTCTAAAATTATTCTTTATTGAATTATTACTAAACTCTGCATAAATATCATTATTACTAGATGAACCATAAAAAATAGAATTACTATAAGATATATTATTACGATTAGCCATTGAATTAATCTTATTCGAATAAGAAGATATATAACCATTATAACCCCAATTGATCCACATGTTATAATCAGTATATCCAGTTGAACAATTTATTGAAAAATTAGAAAGACTCCAGCTATTATTAACTGGACTTACATAACTTAAATTGGTCCATTCAAATAACTTCCATGAATTTTCATTATCACTTGATGGATCAATTCCAGTTACATTATCATTTAAACAAATATAAATATTATTAGAGTTAGGATATAAAACTACACTATTCTTATTGTATGATGTTGAATTTTCCCATGTATTTGATGTGACGTCAATTTGCCACCTACGAAACTTAACATTTCGGAAATCAAATGGAATATCATTATTCTGAAATGTATCTATCCTTCTATAAATATATCCCATTGTGCTACCATCTATCACTTTTGTCATTGCCATACTATCTACGATTTTTGGATCATTACTCACTTCATAGTAAATTATATCTTGAGGAAATAAACTTGAATATGACTCAGGCTTTAATGTATTTAATCCACTTGCAGTTACTAATAAAGGTTCTATGATACCAGTATTAATATCACTTGTATTAGGTATGGCATGAACTGTCTGATAATCAGTAATCAAATACTGACTACCAATTGTTAATCCGCTATCATTAATCAATTCACTTAATTCATTGTATGTAACATCAGTTACGGAAGAACCTCCTCCTGTTGGTAAATTGTCAATATCACTAGCATATATCTTTCTATCTAATGTTGGTCTAATATGAGTTAAGTCATCAGTTGTCGTTATGTCATATACATTATTTTCATCATCATTATATGAACATACTGCACCAAATGTTCCAGAAAAATCTGAACCAATAGGATCACCATTTTGATAATGTCTAACTGCTAAATTCTGTTGCAACCACACTTGGCTACCAATTGTTACAGAGTGATAAGTGTCTCCATCAATAATTACATCGCCTTCATTATTAGAATCATTTTTAATAAGCTTAATATATGATCCAAATTTTAAAGAATCAACCCCTCCAGAATTTCCAACATAAAATGTATTATTAACATAATAATAAACGTATTTAATGTAAGAGCCATCCCACTCCGTAGTCATAATTCTTTCTAAACTATTAATACCGGCAAATTCAAATGGGTAATTATATTGACCACCATATATACCTCCAGATAATAATATCGGGAATCCATTGGCTTCATTTAATGTTTGGCATTCTGCTACTGTAGCTATATGCCATCCTATAGGAGCAATACCTCTTGAATCAGTTGCTGCATACCAATTGTAAAGCCTGCCGTATTTAATAGTTTTTCCTGTAATTGAAGGTATTAATTCCCAAAATGATTCACCAGTACCTCCGCTCAATTTTCCATCTACCCACTCTTCACTTGCTAATTGTATATTTAACATAAGTTATTTTTATTTCTATATATAAAAATATATAAAAAAATAACATTTGTGAACACAAATGTTATTATATACCTTACTAATTTTTATATTTTAAATATTAAATTTGCTCATATCACCAACCTCAGGCTGATTCTCACTCATCCATTTTTTATAACCATCTAAATCATCATAAGGCAAATTATTACCATCACAATCTAAATATAATAATGATGAAGGTAATATAGGTAATGTTTTTAAATTGTTGTTAGAACATTTTAAATCCTTTAAGCCCTCAGATAAATAAGGTAAGGATGATAACTCATTGTTCTTGCAATCTAATATTTTTAATCCATCAGGTAAAGTAGGCAATGAAGTTAAAAAATTATCAAAACAATGTAACTCTATTAATCCATCAGGTAAAGTAGGTAATGAAATCAATTTATTGTCCCTACAATATATCTCCCTTATATTCTTAGGTAAATTAGGTAATGAATATATTTCATTATTAGAACAATCTAAATATATTAATCTATCAGGTAAAGTAGGTAATGATGTTAAATGATTTTTTGAACAACATAACTCTAATAATCTGTCAGGTAACTCTGGTAATGAATCTAATAAATTACCCCTACAATCTAAATCTTCTAATGTACTTGGTAACTTAGGTAACTCTGTTAATATGTTATATTTACATGATAAATTTGTTAATCCTTCTTGTAAATCTGGTAACTTACCTAATTTTTTTATATCACAAATTAACGTTTGTTCAATACCCTCAAACTTCTTTATATATTTCATGATTTTAGTTTTTTTATTAAGATGAAACATGAATCCTTATCAGTATCATCTTTATTCATTTTATCAGAATCTTGAAACACTTTGAACCCACAACCTAAATATAATTTTACAGCACCTTCATTATTTTTAAATACAAGTAATGTGATAATATCAATACCAAGATCATCTTTAATATAATCAAACATCTGATTTAGTAAGTATTTAGCATACCCTTTTCTCTTAAATCTATTAACAGTCCTTAAATTAAATATTGTAATATACTCGTCCTTAAACCATTTATCTGGTTTTTCTATCCTATATTCAGTCTCAGATACTAATATATCATCTAAAAATAACTGAAATTTATTATTAGTCTTGTCAATTATAAAGGTTTTTTCTTCTTTCTTCTCATAACTTTTTATATACTTCATGATTATATGTTAAATTTATTTACATCAATAAACATCTGATATCCTTTTGTGTCAAATGATAAATCATCTGGTAGATTATCTAAATTTATTATATGTAATATACTATTATTAATAAGACTACTAGAAAGATTTTTTGATTCATGATATATATTAGACTCAATATAATCAAATAATCCTGGATATCTATAAATAAATTCAGGAGTAGCAAATATTCTACCATCTTTATCAACTTGATTTATCTTAAATATTGTCTGATTACGGTCATTACACATATTTATATCATTATAAGGCAAACTTTGAATATTAATATAATCTCCATCCTTTTTAATCAATTCTAAAAAATCATGTAATCTATTAAAAAAAATATTCTGAGACATTGTTTCAAATTTCTTTATATACTTCATAGTTATATGTTAAATTTATTTGCAGAATACTTCTCTGGAAATTCTTTAAAATCCTTATAACCATCTAAGTTATTATAAGGTAAATTATTACCATAACAATATAACCTCTCTAATGAATCAGGTAACTCTGGTAATTCAGATATATTATTGCTCTCACAATCTAAATATTTTAATGTATTAGGTAATTTAGGCAATGATGTTAATTCATTACTTGTACAAAACAATTCCTCTAATGTATCAGGTAACTCAGGCAACTCACTTATTTTATTATAACAACAATCTAAGCCAATTAATTTAGTAGGTATCTCTGGTAATTTCGTTAATTTATTACTAGAACAATTTAAATTTTTTAATGTAACAGGTAACTTTGGTAACGTAGTTAAATCATTACCAAGACAATTTAAATTTAATAATGTACTAGGCAACTTCGGTAACTTACTCAATCCTTTTTGAAAACAATTTAATGTTGTTACTATGCCCTCAAACTCCTTTATATACTTCATAATTAAATATTAAATTTTGTTGCACAAACTGATAACATATATTTATTTTTCTCCTCATCTGTAGCATCTTTTGTTATTTTATTTATATTAGACCTTTTGATTTGTATGTAACCATCACTTAACGTATTGAAATTAACATCTTTTGATTTTATCTCATATGTATCACCAATATAATTACAAAAATAATCATAAAATTCATAATTTAAAGAATTAGTCTTAGATAACCTTAATTTACCTATCGCTCTGAAATCTTTATAATTATAACTAAATATATCATCAAATGATTTTACTATACCCTCAAACTCCTTTATATACTTCATGATTAAATATTAAATTTTCTTGATTGAAAAATATCAGGCTGATTTATCTCTAACCATTCATTATATTCTTTCAAATTTTTATATGGTAAATTATTACCGCCACAATCTAAATATTCTAATGTATAATGCAATAATGGTAACTCACTTAAATTGTTATCATGACAATCCAATTCTTTTAATGATAATGGTAATATAGGTAGAGAAGTTAAATTATTTTTATAACAACTTAATTTTATTAATGTACTTGGTAATTTAGGTAACTCAGTCAATTCGTTTTTATAACAATTAAATTTTATTAATGTATCAGGTAATTCAGGTAACTCAGTTAATTTATTATTACTACAAAATAATACTTCTAATCCATCAGGTAAAGTTGGTAAAGAGTATAATAAATTTTTACCACAATATAACTCTTTTAATGTATCAGGCAACTCTGTAAACTCACTTATCTTATTTCCACTACAATACAATTTCTCTAATGTATCTGACAACTCAGGTAACTCTGTTATGCCTTCTCCAAAACTTGTATTAGTTAATTTTAAGATATTGTCTTCGTTCTCTATATGTTCAAACTTTTTTATATACTTCATTGCTATATGTTAAATTTATTTGCTCCACCAATCTCAGGATGATTTTCTTCTAACCACTTCTTATATCCAATTAAATCATTATAAGGTAAATTGTTCCTTGAACATGTTAATGTTCGTAATGTATTAGGTAATAAAGGCAACTCACTCAAATTGTTATCCTGACAATATAACTCCTTTAATCCATCAGGTAAAATAGGTAACTCACTTAATTTATTATCAGCACACGATAATATAAATAATGTATCAGGTAACTTTGGTAACTCAATTAATTCATTTTCATAACAATATAATATCTCTAATCCATCAGGTAGATTTGGTAATCTCTCTAATCTGTTCCTTGTACAATCTAAATATCTTAATGTATCAGGTAACTTAGGTAATGTATGTAAATTGTTAAGAGAACAACGTAACTTCTCTAATGTATCAGGTAAATTAGTTAAATCATTAATATTTTCATCATTACAATCTAAATCTGTAACAATACTCTCAAATTTCTTATTAAATCTCTTTATATACTTCATAGTTATATGTTAAATTTATTAGCTGCATACTTCTCTGGAAATTCTTTCCAATCATTATAACTATCCAAATCATAATATGGAAAATCATTTCCTCCACAATCTAAATTCTCTAATGATGCAGGCAAATCAGGTAATGAATTTAACTTATTATTAGAACAATCTAATATCCTTAATCCTTCAGGTAACTTTGGTAAATATTTTAATTTGTTGTTGTAACAATATAATATCTCTAATGTATTAGGTAACTTCGGCAATGACATTAAATAATTACTGTTGCAATATAATGTCTTCAAATTGATAGGCAACTCAGGTAATTCATTTAAATAATTATCATTGCAATATAATGTAACCAATCCATTAGGTAAATCAGGTAATACAGTTAAATAAGATTTAGAATAATCTAATGGCATTATCAAAATTTTTATCTTCTCAAAACTCTTTATATACTTCATTGTTATATGTTAAATTTTTTAGCCATTCCCTGAGGAGTTTTAGAATACCAAAATTTATATCCATCTAAATCCTCATAAGGTAAATTGTTACCACCACAATGTAATATACTTAAATTTTCAGGCAACTCAGGCAAATCACTTAATTTATTGTTAGAACAATATAACATTTTCAATGTATTAGGCAACTTAGGTAATGACGTTAATTCATTATTAGTACAATATAATTCTTTTAATTCAATAGGTAACTCAGGCAACTCTGTTAAATAATTAAAATTGCAAACTATATTCTCTAATGTATCAGGTAATATAGGTAACTCAGTTAATTTATTACGATGACAACGCAATGTTATCAAATTATTAGGCAACTTAGGTAATTTTGTTAACTGTTGATCAGAACATTCAAAATCTGTAACTCTACTCTCAAACCTCTTTATATACTTCATTGTTATATGTTAAATTTATTAGCTGAATAAGACTCAGGAGATTCTTTCCATTCCTTATACTCTCTCAAGTTATTATAAGGCAAATAATTACCATCACATTCTAAAAATTCTAATCCTATCGGTAAATTAGGTAACTCCCTTAACTTATTATCAGAACAATCTAAATATTGTAATGTATCAGGTAACTCTGGTAATGAAGTTAAATAATTACCACTACAATATAATAAATCTAATGCATCTGGTAACTTAGGTAACTCTGTTAATTCATTATAATTACAATTCAAATAAGTTAATGTATCAGGTAACACTGGTAATATTTTTAAATTACTACTAGATAAATCTAACTCTGTTACTGTACTATCAAATCTCTTTATATACTTCATTGTTATATGTTAAATTTTTTACCATTACTAACCTCAGGATGATTTACTTCTAACCATCTATTATATTCTCTTAAATTGTTATAAGGTAATTTGTTACCACTGCAATTAAAATCTATTAATGAATTAGGTAATATAGGTAACTCTCTTAATCTGTTATCACTAATATCTAAATATAGTAAATTATAAGGTAAATTAGGTAAAGAATCTAAATTGTTAGATTGACAATATAATTCTTCTAATGTTATAGGTAACTCTGACAACTCTGTTAAATTATTATAAGAACAATTTAAATATTCTAAATTTTCAGGTAAATGCGGCAACTCAATTAAATGCTCATTAGAACAATCTAATGATATAATAGTATGCTCAAACTTTTTAATGTATCTCATAACATTATATATTATTTTATAAATGCCATAAATCTTAATCAATCATAATTTTAAACAAAAAATAACAAATGTGACCACAAATGTTACTTTAACCCTCACCGAAGTTTTAATCTATATGTTGTATTTTCTACTATTAATAACCTCAGGATGATTAATAGAAAGCCAATCATTATAACCATCCAAACCATCATAAGGTAAATTATTATGATCACAAACTAAATATAGTAATGACTTAGGTAAATTTAATGGTAACTCACGTAAATCATTATAAGAACATTCTAATAACTCTAACGTATCAGGTAACTCTGGTAACTCACTTATGTTATTCTCAGAACAATTTAACTTGATTAATCCATTAGGTAATGTAGACAAACTTTTTAATTTGTTGTCAGAACAAAATATGTATTTTAATCCTTCAGTTAAGCCAGATAAATCTTCTAACCTGTTGCTGTTGCAATTTAAATAATCTAATGAAATAGGTAACTCAGGTAACTTAGTTAATCTGTTGTTAAAAAAACTTAAATTTACTAATCCATCAGGTAAGCCAGATATTGTAGTCAATCTGTTGTTATAACAAAACAAATTTATTAATGTACTAGGTAACTCTGGTAATACCTCTAAACCCTTATCACTTAAATCTAACTCTGTTATTGGAATAATAAATTTCTCAAACTGCTTTACATGCTTCATAATCTATATGTATTTTTTTAATAACAAGTGTGACCACAAAAAATCAATAAAATGTTACTTTCTCCCTCACCGAAGTTTTAAAATATCTAAACTATATACTAAATTTAGAAGCAGCATATACATCTGGATGATTCTCCTTTATCCATCTCCTGTAACCATGTATATTATTATAAGGTAATCCATTACCATCACAATATAAATATTCTAATGAAGAAGGTAAATGTAAAGGCAACTCAGTTAATTTATTGTTATTACACGTCAATTCAATTAATGACTCTGGTAATATAGGCAGTGAAGTTAAATTGTTATCATCACATCCTAAATATTCTAATCCATTAGGTAAATTAGGTAACTCACTTAATCCATTACCATTACAACCTAAATCAACTAATGTATCAGGTAATTCAGGTAACGAACTTAAATTATTATGATCACAATATAAAACTGTTAAACCATTAGGTAACTCTGGTAACTCCTTTAATCTATTACCACTACACCTTAACTCCCTTAATTCATTAGGTAAATCTGGTAATACTTCTAAATCAGCTAATGATACATTTATATCTGTAACCATACTCTCAAACTGCTTAATATGCTTCATAAACTATATGTTAAATTTTCTACTATTAAATACCTCAGGATGATGTATTGACATCCAATGATTATAACTAATCAAATCCTTATAAGGTAACCCATTACCACGGCAATTTAAAAGTCTTAATCCATCAGGTAATATAGGCAATGACTTTAATAAATTACCTGTACAATATAACTCCTTTAAACCCTCAGGTAAATTAGGTAACTCCATTAAATTGTTGTCAGAACAATATAACTCCCTTAATCCATCAGGCAACTTAGGTAACGATGTTAATTCATTTATACTGCAATATAAATATACTAATGATTCAGGTAACTCTGGTAATGATACTAATTTATTACTACCACAATATATTGTAATTAAACCATTAGGTAAAGTAGGTAATGATACCAATAAATTGCTGTTGCACTCCAATGTCTCTATAGTAGAAGGCAAATCAGGTAATAATTCTAAATCCTTGTGAGAATATACTAATTTCCTAACTATCTCTTCATTTACTTTTAAATGCTTCATAATATTATATATTAATCTAAAATACCCCAAAATAACAACCCAACACAATTAGAGACGCATTCCAATAAATTCACTTAATATCAATATGTTAAACGATAACCGTGACCACAAAATAACCAAAAATATTCACTTTCTCCCTCACCGAAGTTTTAAATAATTAATGCTATATGTTAAATTTCATAGAATTAAGTATAACCTCTATTGATTCTAAATTATTAGAATAATGCTTTATGTCCTGTAAATTGCAATAATACCTCTCTATTCCAATATAAAAATATAAAAGATGATATAAACCATCAGAAATTGATGTTATCTTACCAAAGTTGTTTGATATGAAATTTATTTCATCATCTCCATTACCTATATATTCACCATAACATATAACATAATCTCCTACCTGCGGTATATTCTCAGTCATTTCAATTTCCATTTCAATTTCCATTTAATTATTCACTTTCTCCCTCACCGAAGTTTTAATATCAAAAAAATATTTAAAATGCTCTAAATATTCAAAATCTTCTAAATATCTACAAAAATGATTACAATCATTTGATAATCAACTAAATATGAATGCATTATATCATCATACAAATATACTAATAAATATCGGTACTGACAAATTATAAAACAAGAAAAATAGTGCTAAATATAGTGCTAAATTTGTGTCCGTGACGTGCCAAATTGATGAAATACTTGGTAAAATTTCTTAAAATGACACTTTTTTAACTAAAAATTAATGGTGGTCACGTAATAATGTGAAAATAAAAACATTGACCACTGACGGTGGTCCAAAGAAAAATAAATCTTCTAAGATAGTATGCATATATTTCAACGTAACCACCTAATACTCAGACCTTTACAAATTTCCATAAGTCTTTGATAATCAGTACTTTAAATTTTAACAAGATTTATGGATCATTATGATTTAGGAAATTTAGGAATCATTAAGTTAAAATTATAAAAGGAAAGATAATGGAATTTAACGTTTGCTGAAATGTTAAAATCCTTTAAGTTAAAATTATTAAGTTAAATATTATAAAGGTAAGATAATGGAGATTAACATAAAGTATTGATGTTAATATATTTATAAATTTGTATTATATACAATAAATAAGAATATAATTAAATATAATTAAACTTGTTAATATATAGATATTATTACACATTACTGTAATTAGAAAAATAAAAGAATGATAAAAGATAGTGGATTTTTACAAATGTAAATTTCTTAAAATAATATATCTTTTTTAATATATAGAAGTATGATAACAATTTTTAAGACATTTGAAATGAATGAATATAAACCTGATGTAGGAGACTATGTCATTTGTTCTGGAGAATTTTCATCAAATAAAAATTTCATAACAACTCATATTGGTAAGATAAGACGTATTGATAGTTGGCAATATAAAATAGAATATAAATATAGTGAAAATGATTACTTATGTAATTTACAGTGCATCTTATATTGGTCCAACAATAAAGAAGAATTAGAATTAATATTAAATACAAAAAAATTTAACATATGAAATATATAAAGACATTTGAAATGAATGAGAATAAGCCAGAAGTAGGAGACTATGTCATTTGCACATATATTGATGATTCTGATGATAGTAGAGATTATGTCAATAAATTTACTTCTTCTCATGTTGGAAAAATAATTGAGATATTAATAGATATTGACTATCCTTATAAAGTAGAATATTCAAATAATAATAATATTATGATATTTAGTGATAGTGAGATTTTATATTATAGTAAGGATAAAGAAGAATTAGAATCAATTCTGCAATCAAACAAATTTAACATATAAAATTTATATATAATAAAAAAAGAAATGATATGAATCATATAAAAAAATTAAATGAATTTACGAATTACTCTGATGATTTGGGTGAAACATTACCACGTGAGTTATTAAACACGGGTGAGGATAGTGATGATATTGGTGCTGAAGATAGTTCTGATATATTATCGTTATCACCTAAATTAAGAGCAGTGATTGGTCAAATAATGAATTTGAGTGCTCAGGGTGAATATGACGAAGTAGAAGATATATATTCAACATTAACTGATGAAGAAGTAGATAGAATAACTGATCTATTAGAACGATTGACTGACATATTTTCCAATCAATTTAGGAATAAGGTAAGGCAGAATTAAATAAAAAATGTGAACTGATTTAGTTCACATTTTTTATTTAAAATACCTTAATTGTGAAGTCATCTTCATCACAAGTATATTCTGTGAATTTCAGATTATAATCTAATGATTCTTGAGTAATTGAATATGAATTTATATTTTTATTGTTATGTAATATATCAGTAATAAGGTTTTTAAGTATAATATAGCTATCAGTATAATAATTATCTTTAAAGAACTTCCAGATTTCATCATAGTCACAGAATAAAACTTTATCTTTTTTATTTTGTTCAAATAATAAAATTCCTTTTATATTAATTGGTAACTTAACAGTTTTATTATTTAATTTAGACAGTTTAAGTTTTCTAATAAATTGTTCATCATATATCCAGTATATGGAATCAGGATACGCAGCACGCTTAACTGGATAGCATGAGTTAAATTTATTTAATAACCATTCACTTAGTTCTTCTTTATTCATTGTATAATATTTATTTTTGTGGTATCAGACAGTAATGAAAAGATTTACTGAAGAATGAAACCGGGTGTATATACATTTATTTTTGTGGTATCAGACAGTTTTAAAGAATTGCTCAAAACTAGTACTATAGGCGTATATACATTTAATTTTGTGACATCAGACAGTTGGATGGTGATGGCGATTCCTCCATTAAACGGTGTATATACATTTAATTTTGTGACATCAGACAGTATATTCTTTATAAGAGATTGTATATCATCATAGTTATCTCTATAATTCTGAATTAAAAATGACCAAATTTCTTTATTATCACACCATAAATGTTTGTTTTTTAAATCCTGGTCGAATAAACATTTACCTGATACTTTATTAGGTAAAGTTATTTCTTGATTATTTAACTTACATAATTTAATCTTTCTTATGAATTTCTCATCATAAAACCAAAATATACTATCAGGATAATCGTCATGTTTAACTGGATAACATGATTTAAATTTGTTCCAGAACCAAACAGTTAATTCTTCTTTATTCATTGTATAATATTTAATCTACAAAGATAATACATTTATTTGATAATATTAGGTCTTAGTGGATAATAACTATGATATGGAGTATATAAGAACAATTTTTCATTATCTAACAATATTTCCAGTATAAGACATTTAACTTCATTGTAGTCAGTTGAGTAATTTGTTATAAAAAATGACCACACTTCATCATAATCACACCATAATTTTTTAGTGAATACATTTTGTTCAAATAAACATATGCCTTTGATTTGGTTTGTAATTATATAATCAGAATTACATATCTTACACATTTTAATCTTTCTTGCAATTTGTTCATCATAGTACCAATAAATGCAATTAGGATAATCAGAATGAGTAATAGAATAGCACAAATTAAATTTGTTATTGAACCATTTTCGTAATTCTTCTTTATTCATAATTTAATATAGTTTAGGTAGGATAAAGATATGTAAAAATTTTGAGTTACACAATTATTACTACATTTATTATTACATTATTTTTGAAATAAATGCTACAAAAAAAAGAAGAACTAAATGTTCTTCTTTTTTTATATGTTAAATTTATTAGTTATTTTACTGATGTCATAACTTTCAATTTGATCTGGTGTCATTAGATATAATACTTTCTCTTCAAAATAAAGTGTAGGATATTCTTCTAATGAATATAAAAATTCTTTTCTATATTTAGAATATTCTGCTTCAGATACAACTCCTCTTCTACCTCCTGTTGATATAACACAATCTCCTACTTTAAATTTACTCATACTATTATCAATCTTTTCAAACTCCTTAATGTATTTCATGCAGGTATATATTAAATTTATTTAACGTTTGTGTCATTCAAAGGAGAACTAAGTATATCATAAATTCGATAAATACTTTCCCAAACATATACAGCTCCCTCATGATTTGAATTATCAACATATTCAGCAAACAATAAAACTTTTCCTCCAACTTCTACTATTTCAGGATCTGCTACTTGATTTGTATCAGGAAAAGGTGATCTTGTGATATCCAATAATGGATAGTATATCTTTTCAAAATATAATGGATTATTAAAATCTGCCTCTGCATATCCAAGAATTGAAGGTGGAGTTGCCTGCATTGAATAATGATAAAACATTTTAAATATACCATTATCATAGAATACTTTTGCTCCACCATGAGAACTATATGCAGGAGCTAATCCATTAACAACACCAACCATCTCCCAGCCACTTTCCATTGAGATGCTTTTTAATAGTTTCATACCCCATGGACTTCCTGAATCCATTGATTCACGACCTTCAATAAACCAGTAAAAATAGCCATCAATTCTGTATGGAATTATACAATGATTACCAAACATACCCGCTTTAAAATTACTAACAACATCCAATAAAGTTTTACTAATTACCGTAAAATTTCTACCATCTGTGGATGATAACATTGCACAATAGTTGCTACTCCAACAACTAACTACCATATATACCTTGGAGTTAAATATAAAAGCGTAACTACATTTTACTATAGCTGAATCAATACCTAATAATGCTGAATTAACTGCAATTGATGTATTGGTAGCAATATGATTTAATACATCATACTCAGCTACATTAATATGTTCTGATTCCCATCCCTCAGTATAATAAATAAAATTTATACCATTAAACTTTACAAGTCCAAATTCCTGAGCACTAGGTACTGAAAGTCCTTGTACCAATGTAGCAGAATCATTTGAAATCAATTTTTGCTTTAAACTCATAGCACCACTATCTCCTCCTGTCGAACCAGTTAATTGCACTCCTACCCATTCTTCACTTGCTAATTGTATATTTATCATATTTTTTTATGATTATATATTAAATTTAATTACTGAATATTACTGTGGTGACTTCTATTATTTAACAATCTTTAACTTGGTATATCCGATATAAAGCGTTATCTTTGTATCGTGATTGACAGTGTAATGCCTGGAGTATATTCTCCAACGCGGGACATTACGTAACTGTTAAACAATCATTATAAATGTTATCACTTTAACTGTTTTAACCTAACAATATTAAACTTGTTAAGGATTTAACTCTTCACAAATGTACAACACACTTTAAATCAAATAGTTACAGAGATATACAGGAAATATGCAGGATTAACGCATAATTATAGATGTTAATACGGTATATAAAATGCATAAACGTAACTCTGTTATTTACAGATAGTTACAAGTAAGTCCTATAATAATATATTATGATCAATACTAATTTCCTGTTATAACTGTTAAGGATTTAACTACTGTTATACTAATCTTAAATAAGTTAAAATGTTTTAACAGTTACGTATTACCCCGCTCTCGGGCTCCATGATCCTACGTCCATGTTATCAAGACAAAGATAACGCTTTTAATTGATTTTACAAAATTTTATATGGTTAAGAATAAATAAAGATTGTTAAATTTAACATATCACCACAGTAATATTTACAAAGTAAATACCTGCAACAGCAGTAATGTTCGATAAATAAATTTTAATATATAACAATATGAGACACATTAAAAACATTAAACAATTTAAATCAAGTAGAAATTCTAAATTTAAAAAAGGAGATTATATCATGTCAACTAAAAGTAATAAAAAAGGTATTATAGATAATATAATATCTTCTGATAAACCTGAAGATTTTGAATTTGCATATCATTTAAAAGATTATAAAGATAATATTTATCTTAAAGATACAAGTATAATATTAATGACACCAGAACAAATTGAACAATATAACCTTGAAAAATCAACTGATAAATTTAACCTATGAAATATATTAAACACTTCGAAAGATCTTATGTAACAGTAAATTATTCTAATCAACATTTAACTGAACTTCCTATATTACCTGATATATTATATGAATTGTATTGCTCAAATAACGACATATATAAGCTACCTACATTACCTGATACATTAATATATATTACCTGCGCTAATAATAATCTTAATGAGCTACCTGAGTTGCCAATATCATTGAAACATTTATTTTGCTATAATAATAAATTGAATGAACTACCTAAATTACCTGACAGCTTATTAACATTGTCATGTAGTAGTAATAACATTACTGAACTTCCTATACTACCTAATAAATTAGAGTCATTGTCATGTAGTGGTAACTATATATCTGAGCTACCTATGCTACCTAATACATTGATTGAACTGAATTGTAGTGACAATAACCTTACCATGCTACCTATACTACCTGATAGCTTAAAAACATTGTACTGTAATGGTAATGAACTACCATACACTAACCTCAAAGAGTATAATGAATGGCTAACGATAACCCATCCTGAAGTAATCAACGCTAAGAAGTTTAACATATAATATAATGTGACCACATACCATTACATATGTACATACCTTAACACATACCTTAACATTATTCACACGTGACCACACAAATGCCATAGACATATACCTTAACATATCATAAGGACAACACGTACATATAAATGTCCTGAACATTATCTACACAATAAATGCTCTTAACATTTTATTTGTTGAGAGCATTTATTGTTTTCTATACACTACACAGTATATCTTTATATGTATATAGTTCCGTAACACCACATCATGTGATATACTTTTCTTTCATCATTCAACGAGGGTCTAATGAACTTACTCTCCTGATGCGTTAATTCGGGTGAACTCAACCCTATATAAAATGTATAGATACATTTTATTAATAAGTTTAATTTATTATACATATGTATCTACATTAATAAAAAGTTTATTGTTTTCTATACACTACACAGTATATCTTTATATGTATATAAATATAATATACAGTAGTCTATCATACTTGTATGCTTATACATATAACTATACTGATGTCATTGATTATAATACTATGCATAGTTATAACTATGTTGTCATGGTGGATGAATGATATACACAGGTTGTGTGTAATACTTGGGTACTACTGGGGTGCTATCCACTGGGTGGTATCTGGTATCAACATATCAATACTGCTGCTAAGGTATCTAAGTACCATGATAGAAATCTTAGAAATTTTTAAAGAGTTCTTCACAAGGTTGTCCATCAAGAGAGGGAGCGAAGAAGTTCATGAACATTTGTCGGAGATGACGACGCGCGAAAGTCGGCCGTGACTTACTAAGTGTTAATACGAATTCGCACTTGAGTCGGATGTTCATGAACACTTGCCTACTAGACTTGGTGATGGTGTTGAGCGACTTGCGCGTGTAG